GTTATTATTTTCAAAATAATTTCTAATGTTTTTCTCTCCTTTCGATTCATTACATTTTGGACAACCAGCACCGCTTAAATGAACATTTGGGGTTTGTTTAAAAATACCGTGTTCTTTACAAAGTATTAATATCTTTTTATTTGATTTTTCATAAGTAACTAATGAATAATCATATTTTTCACCATGAACTGTTTTGATATTTTTTAAAAATTCATTAAGTGTTTTTATTCTATTGGTTGTTCTTGTTATTATTCCGCAACTTGGACACCCGTGCCCACTTAAATGCATAGCTGGTTTTTGATTAAATAATCCATGTTTTTTACAAAAAATACTTATATTCGCATCACAATTCACATATATAACATTATCATAATCATATTTATTACCGTGTACAATATTTGCTTTTTTAATGAAAATGTCTTTAGAATCCCTTTTAATATTACCAATTTTTATTGAAAAACATGTAGGACATCCGTGATTACTTAAGTGATTATTAGGTGTTTGAGTAAAAATCTGATTGCATTCATTGCATTTAATTATAATTTTTGTTTTATTATTTAAATAAACAACATCCGAATAATCATAATTATTACTATGTACTTGAATTGCTTTTTCGATAAAATTTTCTTTATTGTTTTTTTTCATTGTCATATGGTTTGAACACCATTGTAATATATTCTATCAAATGTGGTACAATATCTAAGAATTTCATTTCATCAACGTCATACCAACCATAATTACTATTTTCCTCATTAAGCCTAATATCAGTTGGGTCACCATCATATCGGCAAGCAAATACGTGCTCAATACTATCTGGATTTTTTTGAATACTAAATGATTTCGTAAATTTATTAATCTCCAGATTTGTTTCTTCTGTTATTTCTCTTTCAATTGCTTTTTGTGGAGTTTCACCTTTTTCAATTTCACCACCAACTAATCCCCATTTTGAAGGTTGCCATATGTTAGGTTTTGATGATCTTTTTAAAAGTAATATTTTATTATCATTATCAACAATAACAGCAACTGCATTCTTTTTTAATTCTTTCTTTTTTTCATCTTCATTAAGTCTGGGTGTCTGTGTTGGCTTTGTACCTAACATCGGGTCAACACTATACATTTGTTTTACTTTTTTTGATTGCTCGACAGCATTTCTGTCAGCATTCAACGTTCTATCAATAAATGATTTCATTAAATCGCCACCAGCAAGATAATATTGCATTTGATTTTCTGGTGTTACACTAAAATTATCTAAAAAGTTTTTCAATCTTTTCATTTCTTGATAAGTTATAGAACCGTTTTTAAGAAGGTATTTAGCTCGTTTAACGCCTTCTCCGTTGGGAGTATATACAAGTACCCTTCCAATGTATTTAATCACGTCTGGGGGTATCTTATACGTCTTATCAAGTAATTGTGAGTTTGCCATTATCTTCTTTCCAGTAAATTTGTAAGTTTATCCTTATCTTCCTGATCTAACTTACTGATAAGACCAGCAATTTTTTCGAGTTTTTTGTCTTTAATATCCTTATCTTCCGCTTTTTGAGATATTTCATCTTCGGTTTTTTTATCAACTAATTTGTCTTCAGCTACATTGTCTTCAACAATTGCATCTTCATTTATTGCATCAACTTCATCAATAGGTTCTTTAAATGCTTTTTCAAAATGTGGTTCAACTGCCTTAATTATTTTTCTTGCCCATTCAATATCCTCTTTTTCACACTGTTCTGAGTGCTCTTCGCCAGCATCTTCTTTTCTATAGTCGGGTTTTAACAGTTGAGGATTTTTATAATAGTATCTTAAAACATCTGTACGTTTATCATGCATGAGTTGCGCCAAGTCTTTTAATAATTCTTTTTGTCCCTGATCTTCTTTACCTTCAAAGAATGGTAATAATGTAAAGCCGAAACGACCCAACATATCATATCTGAATGGTTGTTGAGCTTTTCCAACATTCATATCGGTAGTACCGTTTGCTCCTGATTCTAGGTCTGCGCCAGTTGAAGGCACATCATTTTTTCCAATCAGTTCACCATTTGAATCAATTATTTCAAATAAATGTATTTTTTTTATTTTCATTAGTGCATATTTTCATATAAATACTATTAATTGTTTAATACGCACCATCATTATCTTCATTTTCGCTATCAACATATTCAAGTTCTTCTTCGTCTTCAATACCTTCCATTTGACCAACATAAAAATCAAGCATTTCACTTGCACTGCTTTCTTCACGAAACAATTCGTCCATTGTCATATCTTCTGGAATATTGAAACGTTTTTTAAATCTGTCAAAATATTTTTCTCTATTTTGTTTTATGAGTTCAATTTCTCTATCTTTCTCGGACTTAGTTGCTAAAGTTATTTCAAGATTTTTAATTCTTTCTTCTTGTTCAGCCTTTTTTCTATCCAATTCTATTTCAACATCACTCTTTGGAATAACCACATTTTCTCTAACAGTTTCAATAAATGTACCATTATGTTTTCCAACCGTATATTCATCACCATATTTAATTAAAATTAAATCACCTTCTCCGTATTCTTCATTAATTGATTTAATTTTTGGTCTATTATTTGCCACCATTTTTTCATTTAAATAGTTTAATGCATGATCATATATTTCATAATAAACCTTATTATCATCAAACATTTTAAAACCATTCCATATTTTTCTTGGGTCATAACCAGTTTTATTCCAATATTCAACCTCTTTTTCTTCCAAATGCATTGCTTCATCAAAATCATTAAGATCAAAATTTTTCAATCCTAATTCATATGATGCAAAATTTTCACCCCCGCATTTTAAACTAACCTCTTTGGTTTTTTTATCTTTAATAATTCTAGCCAAAATCTTTTTAGAAACTTCTGGGTCAAAACCGACAAGTAATGCCGTAACACGTTTATTAAATGCATTTAAGTATTTTGCCACGTTATATTTGCCAATCATGTCAGGATTTTCTAACAAATCGTCAGCAGTAATTAATGTTGCACAATATCTTTCTTCGCCAGTTACTTTATCTTTAATAATACCCGAATTGCCTTCAGATATTTTAGTACCTGTATTCACATAATAAACAACGCTATCAAGTTCAGGTTCAGGTGGCATATAGTTAGTAACCAGTTTTATTTTATCTTCAATTGATAATTTATTTTCTGCTTTAGTAAATATTAAACTTCCTTTATGTTTTTGAAATAATTCTTCAGCAATTTTATTTCTTTTTTCAATCAAAAGTTCCATATGTGCTTGTTTACCCTTTTCTCTACCGTTCTTGTCTTTGCCTCTTTTTTTATAGGCACTTATTGTTGTCTTTATCTTACTTTTGCTTGCAATCTTCTTTAACGGAATCTGGCACAGATATAGATTCTCTGCATAATCAGAATAATATTTAACAAATTCGTTACCTTTGTCATGAAGAATCATTTCAAGACCCTTATCAATAAAATCTTCAATGTATCCGGGCATGATTTTTGATTTGATTGTATTACCTGTCAATTTGATTTTCTCCTTCATTTCACCACTCTTTTTATCTTTGGCAAGCGATAATGTCGCATAATTGATTCTTGAAAGATTTAAACATGAAATTGATTCTCCATCATTATCAACTGACATATACGGTGGTTTCATTTCTTCTTTGTTGAACTTTTCAATAAGTGCATTAATACCAGTTTTACCATTATACTGCCACATTTCTTCAATTAATCCCTCAGTTAATCCCTCAGTTGTTCCCTCATCGGTTATTCTAATTATTGTTTTTTCAGGATACTGGAAGTTTGTACCATCGGTAACTGCAAGTAATGCAACACAATTAAATTTGCTAAACCATGAAATTGCATGTCTTAAATGTAATCTGCCAGTACAAGTAATACGTGCTGCACATACGTTATCTGACCAGTTAAATGAAACATCAGAACCTAAAGCACCATATAGTGAATTGTTTAAAATCTTTATAGGTAATTGTTTAATTTTAAACATTGCAATATCTGCAGGTGTTAATGACTTATTAATATATTTTAAATGATATTCAGGGTCAATTTGTTTGAAAAGCATTATTTCTTCATCATTCAATTCAACACTATTTCCCAATTTCTTGTAAATATTACGAGTGGTTGTTAAATACAAAAGTATTTTTTTCATAACACCTGTAATATCGAAAATCGGAAATACATCTTCGGTTAACTGTATTGAAGGATAAAGACCTGCAAAATCAATCTTAATAATTCTTTTTGAAAATCCTGATTTAAAACATCTTGCAAGACCACCAGCAAACTTTTTTGGTAATTTAACATCCGAAACAGGAATTGCCAAATCGTTTTCATAACTCCATGCAGTCATAAGCAAGTTCCAAATACCAGCAGTACCCATTGTACAAATACGTTGATATGTTGTAGGAACTATTTTTGCAAGCATAAATGATGACTGATTATATAATTCATCAACATGTTCGGTTTCCCAGAGGTCATCAAGCAAATATTGCTTTACAAGATTTTTACCTCCAATAAAACTATTCATTTTCTTTGGAAGTGCTTCGGTTTTAAACCATTTAACAAAATCAGGAGTATCATCAAGATAACTATATTTTAATAATTTATATCGTTCAGGCGATAATGTTTCTTTATTTACCTGTAATGTGTATAATTTTCTTGCAACTATTTGATATTCATTAGGTATTTGTATGTAATTATTATTTATATCAATAACAAAGATTTTATTTTCATTAAAAATTCTACCAATTTGATTATCTTCACCTGCAATATATGTTCTGTTAGGTTTTGCTATTTTTTCAAATTTAGCAATATATTTTAATTTATTTTCTTTTATTTCACTGTTAACTGCAGCAGTTCTTCTTACTGCATGAAGAATATCAATAACGGAATAACCCCACATTTCTGTAGCAGTATATTTATCTGCGGTGTTACCGTATTTTACTGAAGTTCTTGGTTTTCTTTTTAATTGAGCACCTTCTTTAAGACTTGTTGGAACTTTACTCAAATCCATTTTAAGTAATTTTGCTCTGCCCAAAATAAATTCAAAATCAAACATTTCAGAGTTATATCCAGAAATAATTGAAGGTCTTACATGGTCAATTACATTAAAAAAATCTTGAATAAGTCTTGCTTCTGCCTCATCATCGTCTGGTTTTTCTGGTTCAAGAATCATTTCAAAACCTTTGTTATCCCTAACACCGATAAGTATTATTCTTGCCATCTGATATCTTAAACCAGTGGTTTCAATATCGAAAGTAAATTTATGTATTTGTCTGTACTCTTCAATGCCTTTAAATAACCTTGATTGTGTAGATATAAAAAATTGCTCGGTTGTTTTAGGTGCATGAAATAAATCACGATTTATAAATTTCACATCACCTTTTTTATTTGTTACAACATTTCCATCTGCATCTCTAACTTTTTCAAAAGGATTGATGCCACCATCGCTAAAATAATTTACAATTGCGTTATATGATTTACTACTTGTAACTTTATAACAAAATCCGTTAACCAGTCTTTTTTGATTGCCTGTTTTTAATTTGGTAATTGTAATACCGTATTTAATTCTTTTACTTTTAATATATTCATCTGAATAACCTTCATATAATGTACGACCTAATTTTGCCAAGTCTTTTACATATGTGAAAGGTTCATATCTAAATTTTAATATTTTTTGTTCTTTATTTGGTTCACGTATTAAGCATTCAGCAATGTCTGTGTTTGGGTCTGTTTCAACATTTACTAAATATTTTAAATCATTATTGTAACCCTCAAGAAAACCTTTAATTTCGGCTAAAACTTTTAATTTATCCATTATATGATGCTTTTTCTAAATCTAAATGTTCACTATTTTCTCTTTCAACTTTATCATAATAACCTCCTTCAAAGTATAACTCTAACTGATATGGTTGCTTTTTAATATCCATTTTTTCCATGTATTGAAAATCATTTCCTTCTTTATCTAAAACTCTAAAACCCTGACTCCATAGAGCAACTGCATGTTGTCTTTGAATACCTTTTTTATATATTTCTGGAAAATTTCCTAATCCATAATAATTGCTTGCAATTATATGCACACAGGATGCACAGCCACAACATGGCTCATACTCAATTTTTTCAACATCTACCGAACCAATAATTCTTGGTTTTTCACAACTATATATTAAATCAAGATATTTTTTCGGTAATTGTGCTGCCATTTCAACTTTACGTATTTTTGAAAGAGGAAATGTTAATTTTTTCATTGGTTCACAAATTGTTTGATATGACCAATATATTTTTTTTATTTCATTTAAATATGAAATTGCATCATCATTTGCTACATAGCCAATCTGAATTTCATCAATTGATAAACTTTGTAAAAATGCCATAGCAAACATCCAGATTGGTATTTGTTTAAAATATAGACTATCCTCATTTGAACTAACGCTAACTTTTAAAACATATTGAATGTCATGTAGTAAAGATTTATTAAGGGGTTTATTATAATGAAACTCATTGTTAAATTCTTTCCACAATAATTTTATACGGTTTTTTTCAAGTATTGTTTTTTTATCATTATTTTCAATTTCAATATAGATTGGATAAACTTCATTACCGTCAGTTAAGTTTTTCCACATTAAATAAGTTGAATCCAAGCCACCTGAAAATAATATGGCAACTTTTTTACTCATGTTAATTCTGAATTATTGTAAATGTTAATTCTTTTGTTTTTTTATTGTATTCATACTTTCTGTTTCCTATAATAAAAACATTGCTTTTCATTATTGGTGTAGCATCACTCGGAAAAAATCCACATAACCATAATGCTGTTACTGAGTTTTTTCCAATGAGTTTATAATAACCTTCATTTTTTGTTATTTCAAAATCCAAATATACTGCTTCATTAGGATTATTCAAAATGTTTTGTAAAATATATTTAAATGCACTATTAATGTCTCTTTTCGTTTGTTTATTCGAAATATCAATATCCAATAATATTGAATTAAGCAAATAATCACGAAATGGATTACCACCCCAACTATATAGGTTTGCCATTATAATTATCTTTTATTAAATTATTAATTTTATTACAAACCAGATTTATTTGATTATCAACATCTTTTAAAAATTCTTTTTGATTAATCCTTATAATTTGACAGTTAAAATTTTCTTTAAGAAAAATTTCACGTTTCACGTCACTTTCTTTTTTATATTTATGTTGTCTTTCATCCCATTCTAAACAAATATTATATTTTTCAATATAGCCGTCTACCCAATATCTGACAAATTTCTTTTCACCACCATTAAATGCATGTTGTATTGACAAATTTAATTTTTCTGAAAGTCTATCTAAATATATAATTGAATTAGCATTATAGGTAGGACAATGTTTGAGCCAAATTTCACCATACCTTTCAATCATAGTGTTTGTTGCCCTTTCAGAATATTTTTTATTCATGGTAATATTTTCTACACCATATCTATCTAAAATTGTTTTATTTATTTTTGCACGAATTTCTTTATTTTGTAAAGTACTCTCAACGCCATATCTTTCTAAATTTGTTTGTTTCGTTTTTTCTTGAATCTCTTTATTTTGCGAAGCAAATTCAGTTCCATATTTAATTAAATTAGTTTTTCTTACTTTCTCTTTAAAAATATTTGTTTTAGAAAAATGTTTAACACCATATTTCTCAATCATTCTTTTTATCACCTTTTCTTGAATCTCTTTATTTTGCGAAACAAATTCAGTTCCATATTTAGTTAAATTTGTTTGTTTCTTTTTATTCTGAGAACATTTTGGTGAACAAGCATAATAATTACCAGATTTAATATTTGTATTATAATTTTGATATGATAACATTTTTTCATTATTACATACATCACATTTAACATGAACTTTTAGTGTACTATTGATCATTAAATCAATAGGTTTAATGAGAAACATATCGCCAAATTTAGTAAATATATATCCCTTTTCAATATAATATTTTTTATTATTGGTGCTCCATTTATTTATAACAAATTCATCTAAAATCATTTTTTATGTTTATTTTTAATTATTTCTATCAAATCGTTTATAATGCTTTGATTAATATCTGATTCGTATTTTTCTCCATCAATTACTTGGGAAAGTTCTGCTCGCTTTGATTCGATTAAATCAAAAACATATTCATCAATAGTATCTTTATAAACAAAAAAATATGCATTAACCGCATTTTTTTGTCCAATTCTTAAAATTCGATAAATTATTTGATCTGCATCTGAAGGAGTCCAAGGTACTGTTATCACACCAACCTTATTTGCTGCCGTTAATGTAACCCCTTCGGAAATAGTACTTTGCGAACCTAACAAAAGTTTAACTTTTCCATTTTCATCTTGGAAATCTTTTAATACGTTAGCACGTTCCACATCTGTTTCATCTCCTGTATGCAAAGCAGATTCTTCAGGATATAATTTATTTAATTTATTTAAACTATCTTTATAAAAATCAACCACAACAAATTTTTCTCCACATTCCAAAATTGAATCAATTAATTCTTTTACATTATTGACTTTTAGATATGAGGTATATTCTCGTAATTTACTTAATATTGCTAATGGATGCGTGATTATTCTATCAGTAAATTCGTTAACAACTCCTTGTTCTAAAGCATCATAAATTTCATATTCTTTAGGTGTCATTTCCAATATTATTTTTTGTATTCTTTTTTCAGGTAAATCTTTAATAACATCCTCAAGTTTTTTTCTATATGTGAAAGGAGCTATTTTATTAAATAACTCTTCAAACTTTGTTGCACTAATATCTGTTTCCCACCCAAAACCATCAACATTATATGACATTCCACAATAAAAACTATTAAAATAATTTTTGGTTGGAAAATCTGTTGGAGATATTTGATGTAATACTGTATATAATTGATATGCACGAGATTTTGCAGGAGTTCCTGACATGAATACTTTTGAAATCTTCCCATTTTTAAAAATATTATCTTTAAATATTCTTTTAAATGCTTTATATGTATTAGTTTTGCTTGAAGCAATTCTATGACATTCGTCTACAATCAAACAATCAATTTTACCAATATTTAATTTATCAAACTTATCTTTTACTTTATTAAAATCTGATGAATTAAAATAATCATAATTAACTATTATATACTTCGCATCCTCAATAGTACACTTATTTTTTTTCCCAACAATAAAAGCATTTGAATTTGTGAATTTTTCAATTTCGTTTCTATAATTAAATTTCAAAGAATTTGGAGTAATAACAAAAACCTTTTCAAAATCATTCATTTCAGCATAAGTTATTGATATTAAACTTTTCCCTGACCCCATACCTAGTGCCAATAATACATTTCTAACTGCATTTAAAAACATGCTGCCTA